GAAATATCTAATAATTTTCTCCCAGAATATACATACCCAAAATATCCATCTTGAGGTTTATAAATTCCAAGAGAAGCATCGGAAGTAAATGCTAGGGATGGAGCAGTTCGTGTACCATCACCCAACTTTAAATTGCCAGTAGCAAGATCACTACCACCTTGGGTAACATCAAATATTTGAGCACCAATTTGATTAATTTTGACTCTTTGTGTTTCAAAAGTGTCAGTTCTAGCGACTTGAATTGCTGGCATTTCTTATTAACTCTCTAAGTAGGGATTTGATTTCAGAGACTTCATCCTTCAACATATTTATGTCTTCCAACGCGGAATTCAATTGTTTTTGTTTACGCCTTGCTTGGATGGCAGAATCGTCGTAATTCAAGATAGCACCTGTGGTCTCGTCTCTGACAAGACCATCATGCCCTTTAACTTTGAGGTAACCCATACGCGGAAATTAGAATGCAGCAACAGCTCTAATATCTTGGATCTTAGGAACATATGCTGGATCAACTCCTTTCATCACAATCTTAATTGCAAAAGAAGAGAATTCTGGAAGATCGGAAACGCTGTATTTAAGATCTTGATATGAAGATTGCTTTTCTACAATACTTGAAATATTGTTTTCTGCAGTAGCAAGTTCTAAAGAATCTGGTTCTCCAGACTCATTAAAATAAATCCACTCAGAATCTTCAAAGTTCTCCTGACTTGATGCTCTCTTATACTTATAGAGAACTTCAATGTTTGAGACGTCTTTGATATTTGCAAGCAGATGTACATCAATGGCAGTTGCTGGATTATTGATGTAAATTTCCTTAGTCACATATTTTGAAATAGAAGAACTATTTTTGGAAGTATCTTCAGCAACAAAATCAATACCATTACTATAAGTTACCTTAGCAACTTCCATAAAGAATGCTTCATCATCTGGTTGATTTGGGTATGAAATAATATCACCAACTCTGAAAACATCAGCAATCTGATCAGTCACTTCATTTGTTCTGGCATACAAATTACTATCAACAATTCTTCCATTGTAATCATTATTGATTGGTTGGATATCAGTTCTGAGAGTTAACTGCCTCGTGGTCTTGTTCCAAATAATAGACTTTCCAGTAATCCTATTATCATATGTTTCAAGAATCTTAGATTCGACTGGATTGCGAGCAACAATAGTAATTGATTCTCCAGCAGCAGATTGTGTTGAACTATTAATTACTGGCGTTACTAGCGATGGGTTAGAACCAACTGTTACTGGGTTGGCGATGCTTTGAGTTAATTCAACCTCCTCGCCATTTACAAATCCTTGTTTTGTGGAAAGTTTTACCCAAATGTTGTTACCATCTACTTTAGCGATAGATCCAGTTGCCTGTGAAGTCTTACCTTTAATGCTTTGGTTATTTTGATAGGTCACACCAATAGTTGTTGTTGATAAAGCAAAGGTGAAAACTGGATAGAATTCTAAAATTTGATTTCTTCTTCCATATCTGTTTTCCTGTCCGCTTGCATTTTCAATTCTGTTAGTAACAGTTTTTACAGAAGCATTTGAAAGATCAACTACAGGTGAGAGATATGACACTGTAGATGAGAGATCCATTTTGTAAGTAAGAGATCTGCCGACATTGTTTAATGTCTCGTTGATTTCGGAAGCAATGACCTTCTGATTATCAAAGAAATGTGGTTCATTGAGGAAAGTCTTTTCGAAATCCGTCTGTGAATATGATGTATAATTTTGAGTAGATGAATCAACTGGAATAATATTGGTGGTTTTTACTTTAGTTTCCAACTTAGTTCCAGTAACAGTTAGATAATGAACTTGTGGATATAAAGTTTCAAACTTTCTGTTATATGATGCATATGCCGTAGATCCACCACCAAATGAACTTTGAGATGCTTTGGTAATAGTTCTAATATTATATGAGTCTAGTCCAGAGTTTGTAACTTCAAATAGATTAGTATTCAATACCTCTGAAGTGATTCCACCAACGTCAGATACAGTTCTGAAGAAAACATATGATTTTCCACTGTCTTCAAATCCATTGTCTCTATGATTTACTTTAATAACACTGTTGTTGTTCTTGAACAGTTTTGATGTGGCAATTGAATCTGATGTGGCATTGGTTTCAATTGCATCAGCAGTTAACTTGTCATAACCAAGACTTTCGTTCTTAAGAAGAAGTTCTGCTGGTCTTGTGATATCGAATTCTGCTCTGTATAGAGAGAACTTGAGATCTTCAAAAATATCTTCAGTCCAATTTTCTGTATTCTGTGATTTGTAAACAGAACCAAGAGATGGTTGTGATGTAATAACTGTACTTGTAGAAAGATCAGTTTCTCCTAATCTGGATGCCCACATTTCATAATCAATAGAATCTGTTTCTACAACCAATGCGTACTCGGTATCATTTTGCAGATACACTGGATAATCAAACTCGAATCTAGTAGGAGTAGTAGACTCTGTAACACCCTCAAAATCCGTTGCTACGCCCATTCTAACTGCTGGGGTATCAATATCAATAAAGGTCTCTACTGTGCATCCTCCAGCGCCATTACCAACGCCCTTGATGACTACTGATGGTGCTTCGGTATAACCAAATCCAGCAATAGAAACCTCGGCATTATAGATCTGACCGTTTGACACATTGATTCTTGCTGTAGCTACAGATCCACCAGGAAGTTGTGGACTCTCAATCGTCAAAACCGCACTATCATAATTCGCACCAGTATTGGTAATTCTAATATCGGAAAGTTTTCCACTGTCCTTAGCAATTGTCAATGAAAGATCTGTTCCGCCAGTAGAATTTGCTAATGTTACTGAAGGAATTTCTAATTGCTCGTTCTGACTAAATGAACGACCATTGTGGTTGCTAAGAATTAAAGTATAAACCTGCTCATTGGTTAAAGAATAAATTCCAGTCGAAGTTGGAGTCAATTCAACACCATTCTTATCAAGGATTGAGGAAATAGGACCAGAAGCAGCAGAACTAGTTCCTACAACATATTCCCCTTGAGTGACATTCAAATTTCCATTAGCATAGCACTTTAAGTAAGTTGATGGAGTTAAAGTTTTTTCAGTTCCAGGAACAATATTCTTAGCAGGTTTGTCGTAATCTACGTTTGTTAGGTATACTTTAACTGGAACTTCAGAACTCTTGCTCTTAAAGAACAGATCTGCACCAGTAACAAATAATCCACCTTGATAGTTCTCAACTTTAAATGTCTGTGCAAGTGGATTGGGTCTGATTGGATTATCAGTATTACTGTCAACAAACTGAACACCTTCATTAGATTTGAAGTATGAAGGTCTTGTGGAAACAATACTTACTGGATTCTCTGGAAGAATGCCAGTAGCATAATATTTCATTTCAGCATATGTATCTACAGTTGTTTTGTCTGCATTTGTTGCACTTGAAGTGAATCTAAATGTGAGTGTTCCAACTGTAAATCTCAGTTCTTCTGCAGAAGTATCATAGTCTACAGTTCCAACATCACCAGTCCAAGTAGCATTCTCTCTGGGTGGATATCCAGAAGGTAAAAGAATTAATCCACTGGCATTACCACTCTCATCTGTTACAATGTCTCCATTAAAAGCAGACAATGAGTTTCCAGCAATTCCAGTAAATCTCAAATCTGGATTTACCCAACGATTAATATTTCTTCCTTCAAGGAATACGGAAACTTTTGTGTTTGGTTTCAGTCTTCCAATGACAAACTTGATTGGTTGAGTTCTAGCAAAAAACTGCAATGAAGTGGAAACAATATTTTCTCCTACAGTTTTTGACTGAACTCCTTTTCCAACTTCGTTGTTTTGAGGACTAATATTTGAAGAACTTCCAACCGAAGCGGCGCTTACTGTTGATTTGGCACTGGAAGTATTGGACTCTCCTAAAGAATTGATAGAAGTAAATGATGGAGAACTGCCAACCCAGTTTACAATAAATGAATTGTGTAAACTAGAGAAACTCTCTCTAGAATCATCCTTAGCGAGGAAAATATTAAAGATACTGGTGTTAGTATCTACAACAAGAGGATCAATAGATTGGTCATACCACTGATCAATCTCTGGAGAAATTTTGCCATCACCAACATACTGGAAGACAACAAATGGATTTGGATTGATTGTCTTAGAGGCAAACTCATTACCAAGTAACTTAACCTTTGAGTATGGAAGAGTTACGATATCACCAGACTTTTGATATCCAGCAACAGATCTTTGATCTTGTCTGGTGTAAACTTCTTTTAATTTCAGTGAATCTTCTTTTGATTGTGGGCGGAGAACAGATTGCTTACTGTCGATAGAACACTTATAGTCTGCAGAAACAAGATTGCCAACCTTATGTGCTTCAAAATTATCAACAAAGAAACCGCACTTAAATCTGTCTAAACCAATACTATCCTTGACCTGCATGTTAAGTGCTTGCTGCTCAAGAATACTAAGAGTTGTGTAATACTCAAGACGTTCAATACGCTTCTCAAGTTTACCAATGTCTTTCATTGTATAACGCCTGTGCTCAACAGGAGTAATTCTCACATCCTTACTTGTATTTGTATAAGCAGGAATGTACGCATAGAATAGAGGAATAGAATCTTTTACTGGATCTGGTTTTGATGGGTTGAGTGAAGAATTTCCTTCCTTGACAATAAATTCTCCCTTCTTATTCAAGAAAATACCATCAATACGATCAAGATATTGAACTTGACTGAATGAGAATGTATATTCAAGTGTAGTGTCTGGAGCAGGAGTGCTTGCTACCACAGAACCAGGACCAGTAAAGTTGCTGGTAGTTACTTCGAGTGAAGCAGTGTCTTGGAATCCAGGAACAATTGTCTGACTATTAACTTTTGGTCTAAAGTCTATAAGGTTCTTGAGTTCTACATTTCCAAGAACAGATGAATTAAACGATGGAATTTCATCTTCCGTTACACCAGCTTCGTGTAGATAACTATCAATAGTACAGAAGTCTCCCTGTGATTGTTCAAAATAATCAAATGCAATAACAAGTTGACCTACAGATGGTTCAAATCCAGGTCTAATAACAATTCTAGACACATCGTAAATTGTATCTCTTTGTCCGTTATCAAAAGTATATCTATTGGTAACATCTGTTCCAGATACTAGGTTGCCAGCACTATCAATTTCTGGTGGTTGGGTGCTAGTTCCCTCATAAACATATCTCAATCTGAATGCATCTGAATATGATAGAGTTTCTACAACATCAGTGTCATAATCAGTTCCTCTAAATGGGATTACTCTATCGCCAGCAGAGTCAACAACAATTCTCTTATTTCTAACTGCTGTCTTGAGTCTTGGTTTTGCGTTAGATACTTCTAGTGTTGCGGTTAATTTTAGTTCTGGAGCAACATAATTTGATACTCCTTCAAAATTAGTATTGAAGTATGATGTTGGAAGATTGAATTGAATACTTCCAGAAGTTAATCCGCTTGCTGTATCAGTGGAAGATGAGATGGTGACATTATCAGCATCAATGTAAACAATGTCGCCAGTTTCTACAAGATCCGCACTATTCTTATTGAGTACCGTAATAATGTAATTGTTCTCATTAAATGCAGTAAATCTTTGTGTTCCAAATGGAAGTTGTGCAGCAAAAGTAATTAGACCACCACCTGTTGAACCAGTGGTTACAAAATCTCTGCGGAAGAAATATTTAATCTTACTATCTTCTGTTCCAGCAGAAATTTGTGATACTTGCTTACTACCAGTTGGGAAGAGTAGTGTTCCTGAATTGGAATTTGCTACTTTTGGACGCAAGCGAACAACTGTAGTGCTAGTTACGTCATCATAAAGAGTTTCATCGAGATAAATTCTCGTCTTCGAAGATCCTTGTTGAACAGTTGCATATTGTACAATTGCTCTAATAGTATTATTAGAAGCATCTGAGAATTGTACAAGATCTCCTTGTTGAACCACAGAACTTGCGTCAGCACTAAAACTAGTGGATTCTAAAAATTTAGATCCTTTTGATCCAAAGAAAGTAAAGTCTGTAACTGGAGAAATATCTGCATATACTCTATCATCAATTACAACATCACATGTAAACTTGTTTTCTCCTCCAGATCCGTAAGTTGAACCAAAAGATTTTACGTTTTGTGGTGTGTAAGTTGTTACTGTGTTTTTATTCAACACAGGAACTACCGCAGCTGCCTCCGTTGGAGTGGTTGTTCCAGGATCAACTGTTACTACAGGTGGTCTTGCATATTGAGTATTTACGGAAGTTCTATCTAAAATTTCTACTTTATAAATTCCTTGACCTTGGAATCCAATTTCAATTTTTGATTGATCGTATTCAACACCATCAATAATAAGGCTGGAAGAATTGGGATATCCTAGTCCTCTATTTTGAACAATAAAGTGTGACAGTGTGTTTTCCTGAGCAATTTTTACAAGATTGCCTTCTTCATCTCTAATGGTTTCTCCAGGGACAAATTTTCCAGAAAGAGTCTTTACATATAAAAGTTTGCCAGTTGAATATACTCCAGCAGGAGCTCCCTCAACTACACCATAGGCACCACTAGTTAAACCATAGACATATACACCAACATCATATGTGTTTTCTGGTGGAACAGATTCTAATTTTATTTTTGTGAAGAACTGTGGATCGAAATATGACAATCCAAAAGTAGCATTGTACGCAGATGTTCCTTGGGGAAGAATACCTTTAGATATTACAATACTTGAATCTGGATTAAATCCATCTCCCCTGCGTTGTAAGTAAAAATTACTTGGTTTTGCAGTTCCAATTACAGGAGTAATAGTATCACTATAATCCATAATGTTTGCAAACACAGTTGAAGAAAGACCCTCTTTCTCATCTCCAAGAGCGTCATTCTGAGTTAAGAATAATTTTCTCTGTTTATTATCAGAACTTTCATCATATTCTTTAAATACATTTTCTAAATCTGTTTTTAATCCAGCAACAGTAACTTCAAAAAATCTAGACTCTTCAGAAGTTCCAGAATTTCTTAGTGGTTTGAAAACCTTAGTGTAAGAAAGAACATCAACACTTCCAACAACATTAGTTCCTGCTCTTGTTTTAACATACCAAAGTTTTGCAAATGTTGTTTCTAATTCGGATGGAATAATAGATGTGATGGGAATATTAACATCAACGATTTCCAAAGTTATGGTCTTGATTCCGATATTAGAATCAAAGAAAAGACCTCTTCTTTGAATTGTTTGTCGATAGTTAGAATCGGACTCTGTTCCATTTAATCCAACATAACCATCATTAAATAATGAGTAAAGATATACAGTTGGATATGCAGTTAACTGAGATCCCTCTTTGTTTAGAGGAACACTTCCAAAAACATTAGAAATACTATAAGTTGGAAGTCCCTTTGTTTTAAGAGTTACGTTGTCTGATGATAAGCTTTCTCTTGCTTTGTTGATCTCAAGATACTTAGTTTCTTTATTTACAATTTCATATCCTTTAATATATGCTTTTCCAGGTCCAACACTGGCAATCATTTTCTTAGATGCCATGGCATCTGTCAAACCATTATATAATCCAAATTCATCTACTGAGTAGATGCCCATGTTACTTTCTTTCTGAGCATATTCTCTTATATCAATAGCAAAACTATCTACTACATAATCACCACTTTCATCAAATGTCCTACGAGCAAGAGTTTGCTCAAGAAGAGTATAATCAGCAGCAGAAACTTTTCTTTGAACTACACCCTTCGATACTGTTAGGAGTTGAATAAAATTCTTATCTGTAATTGCATTTAATGCAAATTCTTTTAGAGACAGACTAATCTTAAGTCTATGAGCCCCAGGAGCAGTATAGTTTGAAGAACCGATTGCATTATCATAAAGACTTGCATCTTCTTCTGGGGTTACAATTTCCTCAACAATTGTGAATCCAACTTTTGCAGAAGGTTTATTGTAGTATTCATCAATAACAAGGAGTTGTTCATCGTTGCGAACAAAATATCCATTTACAAAATAAATGCCTTCTTCTACCTTAACGGCAGAACCATATCCCATTGCGGGACTATCTAGAGATGTAGTTAAACCAGATTCTGGATCTGTTACGTCAATACTAGTGGGAAGAACACTACCGTCAGTACCAACAACCATCAAAGGTGTATTGACACCATCGATTACTTCTAAAGTTTCGCCCTGTCTAAAAGTTTCTTCCGTATTTGAGTTGCCACTATTGAGGTAGTTTACATATAATGTATCAGAAGAATTTGCAGTTGCTAAGTTTGCTTCCAACACAGTTGCTTTAACTCCAGAGGTAAGACCTCTGAGTTGCTGTCCAACAAGTTGAGTGATATCGTACTTTCTATAAACAATATCATTACCATCGTTTATAGCAACTTCAGTGACTGAAGACAACTTCACAAAATCTAACTTTGTATTAAGAGCAACCTCTCCAGGAATAACTAATTGTCCCTGTTTAAATGCATATCTACCAAAACTTTCAACCTGATTTTGGAGAATCGATTGAAGTTGAGTTAATTCTCTACCTTGAATTGAGTATCCAGGACGGAAAAGAATTTTGTAGAAATTCTTATTCGCGTCAAAGTCCTCATAATAAGGATTTACATTTAGGTTAGTCTTCTGAGGCATCGTACTCCGCCAAATACTAGTCACTAGTCCCTAGTATTTAGTAGAGATAAAAAAAATCCCCCGATTAATCGGGGGATTCTTTTGAGTCTTATAAATCAGAACTCGATAACTAGTTTGATATCTTCAATCTGGTCAGGAGCACGAGTGATTAGACGACGGTTCTCGATGTAGATAACATCGCCAGAGTTGTTTTCAATCTCGGGAGTTGCTAGACCAGCAGCAAATGTAGCACCCAGTAGAGTATTCGCATATGTAGTTGCAACATTACCAGAAGCAGCGGATAGACCACCAGAAATTGCATTAGCAGCATTGCTTTCGAATGCTCTTACAACACCCTGATCTGTGTGTGCATCATTAGTTTGGATGTACTTAAGAACACCATCAGTAGTAGAACCACTGTCTAGAGTCCATGAAACAACAGTACCATATGCAGTGCCACCAGATACAGTTTGACTAATTCTTTCGTCTGGTAGATAATCGGCAGTTGCTCCAGTAATCTTAACTGCTCTCAAACCAGATAATGTATCCGATGTTGAGAATGTTGTTGTACCATAGTTATATGGATCTTTGATAATACCGATTCTGCGGAAGTCGTTGTCAACTGGGAAGTCACCAGAACCTTCTGCATAAGTTAGGCGAATGTTTGTCATTACGCGCTTGCCGTTAAGTTCCGTTTCGTGATCGGAACCATGTCCACCCTGTGGAGGCATAACAATTTCTAGAGCACCAGTTGCACCAGGAGGAGTTGTGACTGCATCGCCAGGTGCTAGACCAGGATCAGAGAATAGATTACCGTTACCAAGAAGAACATTGGCATATGTGTAATCTTGACCACGAGAAACTACAGAAGCAGATGTGATAGTTCCAGATCCATCAGTAACAAACCTGACAACTCCACCAGTTCCATCTCCCTTGACTCCAGCATATAAAGTCTGTAAAGCGGGTAGGTTATTTCCACCATCTTCGATTAGAACAACATCGAGAGCACCTGGAACTGCCAATCCAGCAACTGCAACTCTAGAAGGTTGTGCAGGAAGAACAATTGGCATAAAGTCTGAAGAAAGGAACTTCAGAACATCATCTGTTGGGATGGTATACATATGCTTCCAAATGTAACCAGCGCCAGTAGTCTCAGTATAAAGACCAGTACCAGCATCATAATTAGCACCAGTGGTGATTGGTTCTTCAGTTGCATTCTGACCAGTTGCATTTGAAGTATTCTCTCCATTATAGAGACACTTGAATACTTCATAGTTTGAGTTCATTACATAGAACTTGGAATCAGCAATAGAAGATGCACCAGTTGCAGATTGTTTGCCAATTTGACCACCACCACCTGGGGTAGCGGAGTAATCAGGCTTCCACATATCAAACTTAGGATTAGCAACTAAGTCCCAGTTGTAACGACGAACAACAGTTCTTGCAAAAGCATCAGTAATACGCTTAGCAGCAATAATTTCGTCGTACAGACCAATCTTTTCTCTCTGGTTATCTAAAGGTAGAGGTGGGATGTCCTCAGTACCATAGCGATAAACACCAGTGGTTGCTGTTGCGTTGGTTGTGGTTGAACCACCATCAGCAGTTTCTAGTAGTGTGCTACCAAGGGGTGGTGTAGAGTTAACACCGTTGCTGCCAAAAACGTCGGTAAGAAGAAGGGCACTATCATAAACGGCAGAAACAGTAGCACGGAACGCTGTAGATCCATATGTACCGATGAACACTTCGTTGCCAACTGTGAAGTTGGTTGGTGACTTAGAGTAAACCTCTAAGTATGCTTTCCAGGGTTGTGGGCGACCCACAAAGAAGTACATCCTGGAACGCTCGGCACTAGTGTCAGTAGCACCTTCAGTTAGCGATTCAAGGAATTGCTTCGCGTTAAAAATTCTAAATTTATCAGAGATAATAGCAGCCATTGGTTTTTTCCGACGTAGTGTTTGTGCCTGTGTTATTTATATTTATAGCAATATTTAGGTGATTGCAAACGGAATGAGTTCATCACCACTACTAATAGTATTTGCACCCCTTGTGAAACTACAACCTTCGAATGTAGTTGCTGTTTTACTAGTATATTGAATCACTGTTCCACCAGAAGTAAATAGATATCCAGATGGTGGGAAATATGTAGTATCCTGAACAACAACACTAGATCCAATTGTTCCAGATGAAGAAGTTATCGTAACTGGATTTTGAATAGAAGCATTCGTCAAATTGAAATAGTCACCCGATAAAGTATAACTTGATTCAGATCTTTCAACAAAATCTCTAATGGTCAATGCAGGATAATGGAAGTCTAATTCTAACAATGTTATTCCTGAAACATTACATGTTCCATCATCTAAAATTTGATCAAAATTACCAATAGTTGGTCCAGCATTTGTTTTTGCATATTGACCAATGTATTGTTGTGCAGAACCAAATAATTCATTAATGATTAATTGTTGTGTAGTATCTCTCAAGGTAACATAGTATTCACCATTAACATCAATAAGGTCAACGTCACCATCATGACCACCAGTAGTATTTGATCCTCTTACTGGAACAGGGTCTACTAAGAAGAGTGATTCTTCGTATCCATCTACTGCTCCTCCTGGTGGTGGGGTGATAACTACTTCTGTTGTAGTATTATGCTGCTGTGTAATCTGGGATTCTGCTTGTCTAGGAATGATAGATTCTCTAGATATTTGAGTCTCTAGTCCGATGGAGACAACAGCAACATCGGATTCAATAACAGCAATGCCACCAAAGGCAACAGATACAGGATCTGGAATTTGTCTTAAGAAAGTTCCTGATGCCCAGAATTGTGGAGTTGTGTTGTTTACTCCTCTTTCAACTTTGATGAAACGATCAAATAGTTTACGCATGTAGCGTACAACTTCATTTCCAATTAGAAGATATCCACTTGTCTTGAATTTTGTGGTATCTGGAATGTATATAATAGTGTCAGCAGGATCGAGATCAACATCGAGATAAGCGCCAACCTCAAAGAAGTTGATATTGGAAATAGCATCATTTGGAATTAAATTCTCAAATGAAGTTGTAATTGTTCTACTTACAGATGAAATGGAATTTGTAGATAGAACACCCTGGATTTCGGCAGATACAACAGTAGCATCATAGAATACATCAATGATTTGTACATCGTTTGGATCTTGATCTCTAATACCAATAAATTCTGATGCTGCTTTTTGAAGTTCATCACCAGATTCTCTTAGTAATTGAATCTCGGCAGTAATAACTCTGTCGGTGTCAATAGGACTATTGAAGAATACAGATGTGAAAGAGTTAACACCAGAAACTTGATTTCCAAGGACATTAATTGTTGAAACTGCAGTCATACCACTGCTTTCAACATATGGGTTTATTCCAATGTTAATTAGAGATACACCAATATCTCTTTCATTTAGAATTTCATATCTTCTAGCAACTACAACTTTTGGTGCCTTGGTATATCCAGATCCGCCATCAAGAAGATCAACACTAACAACTTGTCCCTTGCTTACAATAACAGCAGCCCTTGCTCCGCCACCTTCTCCATTTTCTGGTACGAATTCTAAAACAGGTGGAGTAAAATATTGATATGCTGTTGGTTGGGTGAGAGGATTCCAGCTTCTCTGATTCCATGAAAGAGAAACTACTTTTCCATTTTCAATATTTGCTACAACACTTAGACCTTCTCCACGAGTAACTCCAGCATAAGTTTCAACTTGAACTGCCCCGTAGATATCATCAGAAAGTTGTTCTCCATCTCTACCGTCTTTTGATGTAGTATTAGATGGAAGAACTTTGATATTTCTAAACTTTTCTTCTCCTTCTACACGAATCTTATCACCATTTGACAGACTTACAAATGGATTTCTATAGTATTTTCTGACAATAGTGCCAGACCATAGAGAATTTTCATCGCTTAGAATTTTTCTTCCATAATCATCAACTTTATATTGAAGAGATGCGGAGGTAAATTCTGACCATGGTAATGTAAATGTTCTAGTATATCTTCCCTCAACGGCAAATACAAAATCTAATCCATCAATAATAGAACCATTCTGAGATTTAATAATATCAAACCTCACGACTCCTGAAGTTCTATAAAGATTTGCTACTTTACCAATAACATTATACGTACCGTCTGGTTTTACTTGCCATAAATGAACACCATTACCAGACAAATCACCCATCCATCTATAAGTTGTATAATCATCAATTAGAGATGATGTAGTGTTGATTGTAAGTGTACCAGTAGCAAAATATGTATCTGGAGCAAAATCGTAGATATTAAGAATTTGACCGACATCTCTTCCGTAGAGATATCTCATGTCAATTTTCATTTCCTTTTTAATGGGAACATTAAAATAGATATTTGGACCAGATACCGTATAACTATATCCTTCTCTTTGAAGAACGCCATCTAAGAAAACATAAAGATATTCTTTTTCCTCAACAGATTGAACTGTATTATCTTCTACATCTAAAATTAAGAAAGGACCACTCTTAACACCATTAACCAAGTTGTAATCAATGGTCAATCTCTTATAGTTTCCAACACCAATACCTACAACTTTTTCAACGGCAGTTGGTTCTCCAATACTTTTAGCACCAAAATCTTGATCCCAAATTGGGGCAACATCAAAGATCAACTTATTTGGAATAGTATTTCTATCAATATAATATGCATCTCCACCTGGATAATCTGCATTGTACTTTGGTCTCTGAAGAACTGCGTTGATAGTTAAGAATAAATCTTCATCTTCTTCTGTGTAGACTTCAGAACCATCTTCCCAATATAATTCAAAAATCTTATTCTCGCCATCCACATAGTCTGGAAGAGTCTTTGAAACTAATTGACTGTCGAGAACATCATCGACATTTTCATATAAGGAGTCGATAGCAGAAACTACATCATCGCATTCTCCATTATATGGAAGTTGTGGATCTGGAATTAAATTGTAATCAATTGTTGGTTTTGTATCCGTCCAATATCCAGGTTTTGATGGATTAATTCCTACAGAATCAACCGCACCAGTTCCATTTGCAAGAATATTTTTGACAACATCAATATATGTTGTTATTGCAGATGCAACTTCGGCACAATATGGAACTTGAGTATCAGTGGAAACAGTGAGATCTACATATGGAGCGATAGTGGTATAAGTTCCCGCCCCAAGATTATTTCTCATTGCAAGAATCATTTTTTCACCAAGTTTTGTCCATGCATCAATTGCTGCGTTAGTTTCTTCTGTAGATCTATTGATGTATGTTAAAGTTTCTCCATATGGGTATCCAGCATTCGTATAATATAGTCTAGCAAATTCTACAACCCTTTCATTTCCACCAAGTCTCAGATGATAAACTATAGCGTCAATTAAATATCCAAGATCTCTCTTGCATTTTGTTTTATCTCCCTGAGGAAGATTGTATGTATCATAAATGTATTCACTAATTTCTTCTTGCAAGTACAGTTTGTTTCCTTGAATGAGATTTGAAGCATCATAGAATGTACCATTGTTCAAACCACTAAAGAAGAAAAATGCGCTATCCGATGAAGAGAACGAAATTGGAGCTTGTAAAATATCTCCTGGATCAACAGCAAATTGATTTCCAGGGGTAACTTCCCCAGTGCTGGTTGGCATAACAAAGTCACTTCCGCCAGTAGATCCACTTAAATCCGTGATGCCACTTGGAGCACCACCAAGACCACCTGAGTTTGCTAAAGCATATGACGATAGTGTAATTTGAGTATCACTATCAATTGATGCAATTTTAGTTCCAGACGCAAATGCTCTTCCAGAACTAATATGCATACCAACAGCTAGTCTATTTGTATCTTGGACTGTTACTATATTTGAACCTTGTATATAAGATACACTCGCTTCTACAACATCCCAATTTCTAACAGAAAGTTTTGCCAAGTTTGTAGCATACTTGATTATTCCTAAAGATTCTGTTTTATTGTTTGTGATATAATCATAGTCATCATCTTGGTTAAAATATGAGACATAATCAACTGTTTTTACGTTACCACCAAATCTAATGTCATGCTGATACGCATCCAAGATGTAACCAAGATCTCTCTCATAGTCATCTTGCTTAGTGCTCCAATCCAGAGATGGATACTTAGATCTTCCGTAACCAATACACTCTTCAATAATGAAAGTTTTGTTTCTTTCTATTTGATTGGCAGAGTCTAACCACCTTCCATTTCTTTGGAAGATATTTCTAATTTTTTTAAAGTATCTCGTATTATATTGATTATCTTTAAAGTTAAAATATCTTCCGTAAAATGTTACTCCAGCATAATCAGTTAATTCATTTAAATTGTTTCCAGTGAGTTTTTGATTAGCACCTAAGGGTGGTTGTGAAAAGACTATGTTATCACCAGAAACAGTGTATGCTACTTCTGGTTCTTGAATAATTCCGTCAAGTGTTACGATTAAATTTTTAGCACTAGATGGAGTAAATGGTTGACCCTGATCATCCAATAATTGGAATGTTTTTGTACCTTGCAAAATACCATTAGAATCATAATATCCATCAAAAGACCCATTTAGTGTAAATGTAAATGCACGAGATTCATTGAAATTAAACTCAGAAGTAGCAGCAGAACCTACTCCCTTACGAATTCTTTGATTCTCTGTCTTCTGAATAATTTGAGTTACAGTTCTTCTTGTGTTTTCAACTGTAATTTTGTTTTTATCTGGATCCCAAAGTTGAATGACACTAAAATGCGACGCCTTTGGCATTTCTGCTGGCATCTCAACGGGAGCATTTGTTTCAATGTCAACTTGACCAAACAGTTTAAATCCTGCGGGGTGTGTAGTTGATTTGATTAAATCTCTCCACTGGTCAATTGGAGTTTTTGATTTAATAACATATGAGTAATCTTGATAGAAATAACTATCAATTAATTTTTGATTGGATA